GCTCCCGCTGAGGAGCCGAAGGCTGACGGCGACGAGGACGTGATCCCCAACGCCACCCCCGATGACGTGCCGTCCACCATGAACGCCGACTCCATCGACGCCATCGTGCGGCAGCGCATCCAGCTCGGTATGATCGGCCAGACCCTCAACATGGACGGGCTGGAGACCATGCCCATCCTGGCGGCCAAGAAGGCTGTCATCCAGGCCGTTCGCCCCGGCATCCGCCTGGACGGCAAGAGCGAGGCGTACATCGACGCCGCCTTCGACTGTGCCGTCGCTGATGCCAAGACTTCTGCCCGCAAGGGCACCAGCTACCAGAAGCACCAGATGTTCAACCAGGACACCGCCCAGACCCAGGATGATGGTCAGTCCGCCTCCGCCCGCCGGCAGGCCATGATCGACCGTCAGCAGAAGAAGGAGGAGAAGTAAATGAGCGCACAGACCAGATACGGCTACCCCATGCCCGTCGGTGCGGCCGGCGGTATCGTCGACACCGCACCCTACTCCATCGTCTCCCGCCTGAACGAGGAGGCCAGCGGCACCATGAAGTTCGGCATCGGCGTCGTGCAGGGCGCCAACCCCGGTTCCGGCATCGCCATGCCCAAGGCGGCGTCCACCGCCGCCAAGTTCGAGGGCATCACCACGAACAACCACCACACGGAGCATGACCTGGAGGGCAGCCTGAACATCCGCAAGTCTGCTGCCATCGGCGTGATGACCTACGGCCGGGTGTATGCCCGTGTTCCTGACGGTGTCGAGCCCACCTACGGCGACAGCCTGTACCTCATCACCAGCGGCGATGACGTCGGCTGTTTCACCAATGAGGCTGCGGAGGCGCCCAAGGAGGGCGAGACTGCGACCTCTACCACCATCGCCATCAAGGGCCGGTTCCTGGGCGGCATCGACAGCACCACGAAGGTGGCTCCTGTCGAGCTGTTCAACCAGGCCCAGGCGTAAAGAAGGAGGAATTGTAGAAATGAGCAAGCACATGAACTACGATCAGGGCGAGATGCTGACCCTGCGGGCGTCTTCCATCCCTGCGGCTGTCATGGCATCCCCCGGTGCCCGCTTCGACGGCGTTGATGACGCCTCTGTCTTCTTCGCCCGTGAGCTGGATCACGTCAAGGCCCAGTCCTATGACGTTGAGTACCCCGAACTCACGGCCCTGTCTCTGTTCCCCATCAGCCATGAGGCCGATGCCGGCGCCGAGACCATCACCTACTACACCTACGACAAGAACGGTCTGGCGAAGGTCATCGACAGCTACTCCAACGACCTGCCCCGTGCTGACGTGACCGGCAAGCCCAGCTACGCCAAGATTAAGTCCATCGGCGACAGCTACGGCTACTCCGTGCAGGAGATGCGGGCCTCCCGGCTGGCCGGGAAGTCTCTGGACTCCCGCAAGGGTGAGTCCGCCCGCTATGCCATCGACGAGAAGATCAACTCCATCGCCTGGGCCGGTGACGCTGAGAGCGGCCTGATGGGCGTTCTGTCCGAGGGCCAGAGCATCCCCATGTACGCCATCACCGCCGGCGCCAGCACCAAGACCACTTGGCTGGAGAAGACCGCCGACGAGATTCTGGACGATGTGAACGGTATGGCAAAGCAGGTCGCCAAGGCGACCAAGAACGTGGAGCGGCCCGACACCCTCTGCGTCCCCGCCGATGTCTATATGCACATCAGCACCAAGCGCATCCCGGATACCAGCACCACCGTGCTGGCCTTCCTGCTGGATCACGCTCCGTACCTGAAGAACATCGTGTCCACCGCCGAGCTGGATGCTGACTCTGTCGGCACGAACCCCTACGCCAAGCCCGCTGGCTCCACCACCGCCGGCCAGGGCGTTGCGTTCCTGTTCAAGAACGACGAGCGGAAGCTGTCCCTGGAGAACCCCATGCCCTTTATCCAGCATCCGCTGGAGGTTCGGGGTCTGGAGACCATCATCAACTGCGAGGCCCGGACTGCCGGTGTCATCGTGTACTACCCGCTGTCTGCCCTGATCGCTGTCGGCGTGTCCTAAGTATCTTCATGCGAGGGTGTTGCCAATCGGTGACACCCTCGCAATATCTTGAAACAGACGTCGTGCTGCCGCGCCACTACGCTGCATCCATCCTCGAAATTATGTAGGAGGTTACCGCTATAACCATTAAAAACATCAGCCAGAAGGTTATCAACATCGGAACCACGATCCTCATGCCCGACAAGGAGATGAAGGCCACCAAGGAGATCGCCGAGGCTCCCTCTATCAAGGCCATGGCCGAGCACGGTCTTCTCACCGTCATTAGCGATAATGGCGGCAAGGACGAGACGAAAACTGCGACCAGAACCGCCAACGATGACACCAATGCTGGCACCGAGGGAACCGGAGAAAAATCTGGCGTGGAAGCCGGTGGGAAGAAGCCCCTGACCCGAATGAGCAAGGCGGAACTGGCCGAGGAGTGCCAGAAGCTGGGCCTCGACGTTTCGGAGAATGACACGAAGGAAACCTTGGTCGAAAAGATCAGGGCTGCGAACGTCGGTTAAGGAGGGTGACCTATGGCCGCCAAGAGAGCCAGAGGAAGCGCAAAGGCCAGGGCCGCTGCCTCGGTCTTGAATGTATTCCGCCTCGTAGCTCCTGAGTTCGACGGGGTGGATAATGAAACTGTCTGCCTCTGGCTTGATCTGACCTCCCCATTGGTTAGCCGAAAACAGTTTGGATCGCTATACGACCAGGCTGTGGCCCTTCTGACCGCCCATCGCATGAAGCTGTCTGGCAAGTATGAGGATACGGCTGAGGGAGGTGGGGAAGGTATGCAAATCGGTTCGATTGCGGATACCCTTCGGGTGTCCAGTTATTCGGAGGGCTCCACCTCTGTTAGCTTCAACAACAGCGTGTCGCTGCTGGGGAAGGACGCCGATCTGGCCCTGAGCACCTACGGAACGCAGTACCTATCCCTGCGGCGGCAGGTCATCATCCCTATCCGATGTTCCGGGGAGGTGCAGTAATGGCTGGACACGACAGGATTACAAATGAGGGACGCCGTTTCTACGCCCAGATAGACGAGCTGAAGAAGCTCCAAGTTCATGTTGGGTTCCAGGCCGGCCAGGCGACCGAAGAAGACGGCATAGATGTCGCCGGCATCGCCATTCTGAACGAGCTGGGGACTTCGAGCACTCCGGCCCGTCCGTTCATGCGAAAGAGTGTGGATGAGAACTCTGGCAAGATTAAGTCGATGTGTGCGACGCAGCTCAAACGGCTAGTCCATGGCGCTACCGCCAGAGATGTTCTGGAGAAAATCGGTGTCTTCCAAAAGGGCCTGATTCAGCAAAAGATCGTCAATGGCACTTTCGAGCCGAACGCTCCCTCCACCATCCGAAAGAAAGGATCGTCCCGGCCGCTGATCGACACCGGGCGCATGAGGCAGTCTGTCAGCTATATCGTCCGCCGGAAAGGGGAGGGCTGAACATGGGCGTCATCGGAATGTTCCGCAGGTCGCACTGGATAAGGCGCTGGGGCGAAAACGGCCGCACCGACTTCAAGACCAAGCTGAATGTCCAGCCGCTAAGTGCTGACGACCTGAAGGCCCTGCCCGAAGGGCTGAGGCAGATAAAGCGGCTGAAAGCCTGGGGCTCCGTCAAGCTCACCGCCGGCGATCAGCAGACCGGGCAGCAAGGCGACTGGCTGTACTACGATGGCCGGTGGTACGAGTGCGTGTCCTGCATCACATGGGATCATACGATTCTGAGCCATTTTCAAAGCCAGTTCTGCCTGGTCGATGGCTCTGTCGCAAAGAAGAACATGGAGCCGCCGGTAGAGAACACTCCGGAGGAAGGAGGGGACACCGGTGACGGGGAGTGAAGTCAGGAAGCACCTGAAGGACATCACGAAGAAGTATTTTACCGGGGCCACAGTGGACTTCGCCAAGCAGAGCAGCAAGGTGAGGGCCAAGGTCCCGTTTGTCTGCCTGACGCTCGGAACCACTACACGGGATCTGCACCCGACGCAGCGGATGATTGATGACCGGCTGGTCAGCTACTACCAGACCCGGCAGCCTGTCCAGATCGACCTGTTCACCAACGGGGCGGAGGGGGAGCCTGGGCCAAACGGATTCGTCACCATGGAAGATACGTCCGTCGATGACCTGACCGCCTTCGTGGACTACCTGGAGTCCTGGTACGTCACAGACTGGTGCCACCGGATAGGCGCCGCCATCATCGTGAACAGCGGCGTCCAGCCTCTCACCGGGCTGGTCTCTGATACTGACTACGAATACCGGGCCATGGTGGAGATCGTGTTCTGCTACGTCCACAAGGCAGTCGGCTACACCGGCATCCAGGGCGAGGCAAGCATCCAGCACCCCAGCGAAACCCATCCAGGAACGCCAGAAAACCCCGGAGAACCCGTCACACCGCCACCCAAGGGAGATGGGTCGGAACCCGGATACGTCGTGCCAGAAGACACGGAAGAAGGCGTTACCATCAAGCCCGTGTACGAGCCCACCGCAAGCGGTGGAGGCAGCCAGGAACTGGTGGAGAACACCGAGACTGGCTACTTCACCAAAGTGAACATTGAGTACAAGAAGGAGGAAAGCAAGTAATGAGCTCCAACCTCGAAAGAATCTGCATCGTTGACATCTCGATTGCAAGTCCCATCTCGAATGATGCCAACTTCGACAACTGCCTCATCATCGGCCCCGCTCCTGCTTCCCCGAAGGAGACCATCCCCGATGTTGGGGTGTTCAACAGCCTTGAGGAGCTGACCGAGCTGGGCTTCGTCGCCGTCGGCGCCAACGCTGACCCCATCGGCGTGGCCGCCCGTGTGGCCTTCTCCCAGTCGCCCAAGCCGCATGAGGTGTATGTCACCTGCATTCCTGACAGCACCCCGGCCTTGGCCGCTGAGAATGAAGAGGGAACCGGCAAGACGCCCACCACTCCCAGCGCTGCCGATACGCTGACCGACGCCCTCGGCACTAACGGTTGGTACTGCATCTGCCCGGTCGGCCTGACGAAAGCCCAGGTCAAGGAGGTCATCGAGTGGACAGAGACGCAGAACAAGCTGTGCGGCTACATCGACGACGATCCCGACGACCCCATCGTTCAGGCTGGTATCTATATGCGTAGCTACCCGGTGTACCCGAAGGTTACGCTGAATCAGCTCGATGCCGACGTGCCCCTGGAGAACAAGTACGGCATGGCTATCGCTATGGCCGTCAAGGCCATGAACTACCACGCCGGCTCTGAGACCTGGGCGCTGAAGCCCCTGGCGGCCGTTACGCCGTCCAAGCTGAACAGCACCGCCATCAAGAAGATGCAGGCTGCCAACTTCAACTACGTCCTCACGGTGGCGTCGAAGAACATCACCCAGGGCGGCAAGACCAACAGCGGCGAGTGGATTGATATTGTCCGCTTCCGTGACTGGCTCCAGAACGATATGCAGGTGCGTGTCGTGAACCTGCTGGTGACGAACAAGAAGATCCCCTACACCGACGCTGGCATCGCCTTGGTGCAGAACCAGATGATCGCCAGCCTGAAGGACGGCCAGAAGTATGGCGGTATCTCTCCCACCGAGTACGACGAGGACGGCAATGAGATCCCCGGCTTCGTCACTCACGTCCCCCTGGCGGCCAACATCCCGGCCACGAAAAAGGCGTCCCGAACTCTGGAGGATGTCAGCTTCGAGGCCCGGCTGGCCGGCGCCATCCACATGGTCACGATCAAGGGGACGCTGACCTACGACAACCTGTAAGAAGGAGGATAAGCAGCTATGGCAAACGGCATCATCAAGACCTACGCCGCCAAGGAAGTCACGACCTCCCTGGGAAGGCACATGGCTACCGGCGTCGCCGACGACAGCTTCATTTCTATCGAGGCCGCCGGCGACGGCATCACCTACAAGTACGGCTGCGACGGCGAGATCGCCCGTGCTGTCAGCCCGAACGATACCTACATCGTCAAGCTGACGGTGCTCCAGACCTCCGACACGAACTCGTACCTCCAGAACCAGTTCAACATCGACATGGCCTCCGGTGAGGGTATGTTCCCGATCCTGATTAAAGACCTGAGAGGCGGACTGGTGCTTCAGGCTGACCAAGCCTGGGTGACGAAGCCCGCAACCCGTGTCC